TTGGAAAAGGATGCAATTTGGTAAGTCATTAAAATTCTGTATATATCTTTAAGTTGTTTTAAAATATTGTTTAATTCACAACTTAAAAGAATGATGTATGACCTCCCAATGCTTCATTCGCTGCCATCGGCTCAAAAGAGTCCATTCCCATTCCCGGTGTAGCCGCATTTATCAACGGTGTTGTTGTTTTTGCATACATATCATTATAATCCGGCAACTGCTGAGGAGCCACTCGAGGCGCCATATAATTCATCGTTGATGTATTACTTAAAGCAGCAGGAGGCCCTTGAATCGCTGCAGGAGCTATCATGTTTGCTTGTTGTGATAATTGTCCTTGCTGCTGCTGCGTTTGACCTTTCTTCTTTTTCGCTTGCTTCTTATCCTCATCTAATTCAATATCCTCATACTTCGTATCCGCAAATTTTCTTACTTTATATCCAGCTTTATCCGCTAATGAATCATCCATTGTAAATGATTTATCAAATCTGTGCAATAATATTTTTACTTTATAACCAATACGAGTCTTTGTCATAAATAACATAAACATTGTTACCAATACAATGTTAAAAAAGTTTATCGGGTCATAATATTTCGTACTATAAGTAGGAAAATAATTAATTAATCTATCAATTAAAAATAATGCACCATAAATCACTAATAATTGTGTAATTATTTGAAATATTAATGCAGGAGTTGAAGCTTGTTCATCCACATCTGGCTCATATTTATTCACTAGATATACCAATATCATTATTGGAATAAATGCCATTAATGTATATTGACCAACATTCATTAACTCTTCTTGTTTAAATTTAGTTAATTTAAACATATATTGAAAAAAGTTTTGGTCTGTCATGGGTTTTAATGCATCGTCTGCCATATTTCTATATGTTTATAATTAGAAATTAAATATTTAAAATATTTAAAAATATACTAAAGATAAATTAATATTTACATTATATTAGAAAATGTTGAAAAAACTTGCTCTCTTTAATCAAGTACCCAGATTTCCTAAATCCTCCACAAATGACTCCACCTCTCATGAAGAATATCAGTATTTAAATCTTATTCATGATATTCTTGAAGAAGGGTCTACTGAAATGACTAGAAATGGTTTTACCAAATCTATTTTCGGATCATCTATGTACTTCTCTCTCCAAAATAATAAAATTCCTATTTTAACTACTAAAAAAGTTGCCTGGAAAACTTGTCTTAAAGAACTTCTTTGGTTTATCAGTGGAAAAACCGATAATCAACATCTTCGTGGTATCAATGTACACATTTGGGATGCCAATGGCTCTCGCGAATTTCTCGATAGTCGTGGCCTACATAATCGGCGTGTTGATGATTTAGGACCTATTTATGGTCATCAATGGCGTCATTTTAATGCTCCTTATATCGATTGTGACACTGACTATTCCGGTAAAGGAATCGACCAACTTCAAAATATTATTGATTGTTTAAAAGACCCATTACAAAGAACCTCACGAAGAATGGTATTGTCTGCCTGGAATCCTTGCCAATTAGATGAAATGGCTTTACCTCCTTGTCATATTTTAATGCAATTTAATGTTCATGATGGTAATAAACTATCATGTTCTTTATATCAAAGAAGTTGTGATGAATTTTTAGGACAACCAATAAATATAGCATCTTATAGTTTTCTAACACATTTATTAGCAAAACATTGTGATTTAGAAGCTTATGAATTTTGTTATTTTATGGGGAATTGTCATATTTATGAAAATGCAATTGAAGCATGTAAATTACAATTAACAAGAACTCCATATGAATTTCCAACTGTAACAATTAAAAATAAAAGAGAACATATCAATGAATATTTATTAGATGACTTTGAAATTCATAATTATATATGTCACGAACCCATTAAAGTTTCTATGATTGCCTAATATTTTCAAAATTGTCAAAATATTTATAATTATTAAATTTAGGATTTTTTGAATTAAGACGCCATAAAATAGTTGGAACTGAAATATTTAATTGTCTAGATGCTTCAGCCATAGAAATATAAAAAGTTCCATCTATTAAAATTTCTTTATGGTTAGGAGGAATATTTCCAATATTTTTTTTACGAATTTTTTCTTTTGTTTCTTCAGTATGTTGCTTTCCAAAAAATGGATTATCTTCGCCAGTATATTTATTTTTTCGTATTTCAGATAATTTTTGTTTTGTTTCTTCTGTATGTTTTCGACCTTCAAAATTTGTATTACCTTTTTTGATTATAGAATTATTTTTTTTCACTTCTTCTTTATGAGTTTTTCCATACATTCCATTTTTCTCTCCAAATTTTCCATACTTTTGTCTTCTTTCTTCAATAGTCATTTTACTTAATGTTTCTGCATGAGATTTTAAAATTTTTTCTCTAATTTTTTCCTTATCAGGATGGTATGTTATTAAATCTCCACCACTATTATTATAATTTAAGTTATAAAGTATATTACGAATACTTAAATTAGTTAAATATTGTAATTCAATTTCCTTTGCTTCTTCTTCAGTTTCACATATATTAATTATCTCATATTTAAAATTATCTTCTCCATCTAGATTGTAGGCTCTTTGTAAAAAAATATTATCATGACAATTATTTTTTAATTTACTTAAATGAACTTGAAATCGTTTTTTTATATTAGTTGAATATCCTATATAATATTTACAAGATAATATATTGCTAATTTTATAAACTCCAATTATTTTGTTATTCATTATGATGTTATAAATCTTTTATTATATAAATTATTTTATCTTTAAATTATTTTGTAAATTGTTTTAAATTTGGAGTACCTTTTAATGAATCTATAAAATTTAATATGGTTGCTTAATTTTAGAATGTTTAAGAATAATTAATAATTAAGTGCGAAAAAAGTATAGAAAAATACTATTATATTTTTTTATAATGAGTGTGAATAGAGCCATTTCTGCCGCAAAAAATAGAAGAACAAATCCTCCTACTGCTTCTGCCACTCCTGGACAACCTCAACAAGCTATGCAACTTCCACCACAATTAAGAAATTTACCTCCTCAAGTTCAAATGCAAATGATGCAGCAAATGATGGCTCAAAGACAAGCTGCCGCTGCTACTGCTCCTCCTCCCGTTCAAATGGCTCCTCCTGTAATGGCACCTCCTGTTGTTCCTATTCAATCAGCAGGACCTTATCAAGCAAATATGGGAGTTCATCAAAGTGCTATGGTTGAATTAGAGGGTGTTAGTATGAGAGATTTACCAATTAGTAATGTTGGTTTACCTTGTTTACCATCAGGTGCACCTCTTCCTCCAAATGCCTTATTTAAAATGCATCATGACCAAATATTAATTCATGATTCTGCGATTAATGATTTCTCTAATCGTTTTGGTATTATGCATAATCGTTTGGATAAATTGGAAAAAGGCGGTGTAGTTTCATCTTCTTCTTCTTCTATTCATAAACAAACGGATGCATCTTTGGCAAATAATGAAGAATTTATAGTAAAAGTAGTTGATAATATTCTTCAAAATACAAATTTGTCTGATATTATTAATCAAATAGAACCTCTTCAGAAAGAAAATACTGAACTTAGAAATCTTTTGATGTCTCAACAAAAAACACTCAATGAATTGTCTACTTTAGTATTTAAATACTTTAATTATCCTCAATCGATGGAAAATTGTGTAGAAGAATACAATTGTGCAACTATGGAAGATAACTTAGTAGTTGAAGAAAATAATTTAAAAACTCATATGGAAGAATTACAAGTTGAAACAGAGGAACCAAAAGAAGAAAATGTTGACAACACCAAAGTTCAAGAAGAAGAAGTAAAAGAAACAGAAACAGAAACAGAAGTTACACTAGAAATAAAAGAGGAAGAAGAGATAAAACCTTTAAAGAATGAAAAAAGAAGAAGATAAAAATAATTAATATTTTGTTGTATCGTAGAAAATACAAAATATTAATGTAAAAATAATTTAGTATGAAAGAAGTAACTGCATTAATAGTATTTTGTATTGTTTTATTTTTATATATACATATTTATTTTCATTTAAAAGAAAGTAATGATTTAGAAGTATATGAAATAGACCAACCTTCAAAAGATAAATTAGAAGAAATATGTGATTTACGACAACCAGTAATCATAAATTATGAAAATGAAAGATTATTAGAGAGTTGTAATTTAAATAATATAAAAACAAATTACAGTGCTTTTGATGTGAAAATAAGAAATGTGAAAGATAATGATGATGAGACTGAAATGTATTTTCCTCTTCGCATGGATGAAGTATTAGAAATAGTAAAAAATGATAAAGAATCAAAATATATAAGTGAAAAAAATGGTGAGTTTTTGGAAGAATCTAGTTTGATTAAAAATTATAGATATAATGATTTATTTTTAAGACCACCTCTTGTATCTTCTTGTATGTATGACTTATTATTAGGTTCTTATAATGTAGAAACACCATTACGATATGAATTAAATTATAGAAATTACTTTTTAGTAACACAAGGAAAAGTAATAATAAAATTAATTCCACCAAAATCTTCAAAATATTTATATGGTGTGAATGATTATTATAATTTTGAATTTAGGTCTCCTGTAAATCCTTGGAATGTTCAAAACCAATATAAGGCTGATTTTGATAAAATTAAAACATTAGAAGTAGTATTAACACCAGGTAAATTAATTTATATTCCAGCTTATTGGTGGTATAGTATCAAATTTGTAAAATCGAATTCATCAATTTGTACCTTTAAATATAGAACTTATATGAGTACAGTTTCTATTATAAATCGTTTAGTAATGAAAGCATTACAAGGACAAAATGTGAAACGAATGACAGTAAAAAAGGCAGAACATACAAAAGATGATATAGAAGAGTTGAGAGATTTACAAGAAAATAAAGAAATAAAAAAAGAAACAAATGAAGAAAGTGAAATAATAAATAAAAATCCAATTGATTTAAATTTAATTCAACCAGAACAAAATATATTAAATACTCCTTTTCCAACAGCAGCACCAAGTGAAAAAGGAATTACAGCAACAGCAATAGCATTAGAAAATTAAATAATAAAACAGTTTTTTTTAGTAATTAAAGAATTTTCTAATAAATAAATAAAAGTTTCAATACTAATATTATTTTTAGTTAAAACTAATTCAAATGGTGTTCGATAGTGAGAAGGAATTTTATTTAAAAAGTAAGAAGAAACATAAAAATCATCATTAAAAAAATAAGTTGGAAAATGATTATAATAAGAAAATACTCTTTTAAAAATAATAATACATAAAAAAATTAATGCAATAGACCAAACATCATTATATTTTGAATTTTTTGTCCATATATATTTTTCATTTAGATTTGCATTTAAAGATAAAGGAGAACAATAAGGTTTTGTACCTCCAGTTCCTTCTGATAATTTATGGAGTCCTGATAATCCGAAATCGATTAGAAACATCTCATCATTTGATAAATCAATTAAAATATTATCAGGTTTTATATCACCATGAACAAGGTGATGTTTATGTAAATTCTGTACCATTTTACAACATTTAATACACATAGAAATAAAGTATTCAGTTTGTTTACATTTATTTTCAAATCGTGATAACCAATCTTGTAAAGTTTCACAATTTTTAATTCTAGGTTGAATACTAAAATGAAGAGATGATTTTCTTCTGGTTCTTGTATCGATTTTTACATAAATTGGAAGAACAATATTATGATTTTTAATTAAACCTTTACCTAATGCAAACATAATATTAAGTTCACATTTAAATTGGTCAGGATTATTGTCAACTCTTATAATATAATTATCAGTTTTAAAAACTCCACAAAATTGATTATCTTTATATGTTTTTATAGTTTTAAAGAATTCATCATATTCTAATAATGTATGATTTATTCTATATTTTTTAATTTTATCAAATATAATCTTTAATTCATCCATATTTTCAATTACTTTTATATTATTTGAAATATCAATATTCTGATTTAAATAAAATTCAGTAATATTTTTAATATAATCTTCAGATGTTTCATCTAATAAATAATTAGTAACTACATCATCTACTACATTATCAAGTACAGATTTAACTTCATAAAAATCATTATTTTGTTGAATATTAATAATACATTTATGAGGAATAATTTCTATTTTATTTATTTTTAAAAAATTCTTTTTTAATGAAGATGATTCATTTTCTAAAATTAAAGAATTATTTTCATTATTTTCGTTATCAGAAGATTGAATATAAAAGGAAGATGATGTAGATTTCATACACGAATTAAAAATAAATTTTTTAGGATATGTAAATATTTTTTGAATTGTATTTTTAAATTTATTTGTTAAATTTTGAGACATTGTTATATTATAAGGATAATGAATTTTTTATATAATATAATTTAAGTATGTGAATATATTTAAATGGAAATAATAAAATATATAAAAGCTATAATAAAAATAGTTAAAAATAATTTAAAGTAATTAATAAATGGATGTAAAAAAGAATACATATCGTGTTCAATTTAATAATTGGAAAAATAACGAATGGAAATTGGTGGATGTATCAACCTTATTAGTGCCAAATTTTATAATAAAAGTTGAACCGAATGAATATAAATTACTTACAGATGATGTGATAGAGTTAGAATTTAATGAATCAGAAGATTCTTCAGATGAATCAAAGATTCAAGAGAAAACAATTAAAAAATGTGAAATTGTTCATTCAAAAATAAGATGTACATCTCAAATGCCTGGTGTAATAATAATCGAAGGAAATGAAACATATGGCAAAATAAAAGATAGGTTTATTTACAAATGTATTCCAGATGATAAAAGATTACCTATTTTTATGGTACCATATCTTAATAAAGAATTAAATAATTTTTCAAAAAAAATTAGTAATAAATATATTTCATTTAAATATGACAATTGGGAAACAAAACGACCATTTTGTAGTATACAAAATATAATAGGAGATGTAAATGATTTGCCAAGTTTTTATGAATATCAATTATATTGTAAAAGTTTGAATGATTCAATTCAGGAATTTACAAAGAATGCGATAAATGAATTAAAAAAGAAAACTGAATCAGCGTATATTCAAGGAATTTTAGATAAAAACAATATAATTGAGGATAGAACAAATAGTAATTTAAAAATATTTAGTATCGATTCTGAAACAACGACTGATTATGATGATGCATTAAGCATTGAATATTTTGAAAGAGATGAAAAAAAAGAATATAAGATATCAATTTATATAGCGGATGTGCCGATATGGATGGATGAATTAAATTTATGGTCATCATTTACGAAGAGAGTATCAACAATATATTTACCAGATAGAAAAAGACCGATGTTACCGACAGTATTATCGGATAGTTTATGTAGTTTAAAGGAAGGAGAAAAAAGATTTACATTTATAATAGAGTTTAGTGTAATAGAGAATGAGATAATAAATATAGAATTTCATAGAGGTTTAATAAAAGTATATAAGAATTATAGTTATGAAAGTGAAATGTTATTGAGTGATGAGAATTATAAAATGATGTATGAAGTGACACATAAGTTATCAAGAAAATATAAATATGGAAGTAAAATAAAAAATAGTTATGATGTAGTTTCGTATTTAATGATATTAATGAATTATCATAGTTCATTAGATTTAATGAAATATGAGAATGGTATATATAGACATGTAATATTAAATAAGGAATATAAGGTTCCAGAGAATTTGCCGGATGAGTTAAGTACATTTTTAAAGATATGGAATGGTTCAGCGGGTCAATATACAGTATTCAAAGATATGAAACAGCATGATTTTTTGGATTTAGATTCATATATACATATAACATCACCGATAAGAAGGTTAGTAGATTTATTAAATATAATACAAATGTTTTCAAATAGGGGAATGATGAAGATGGAGGGTGGATGTTTAGAATTTTTCAATCATTGGAATAATAATTTAGATTATATAAATGTAACAATGAGAGCAATAAGAAAGATACAAAATGCCTGTAATTTATTAGATTTATGTAGTAAAAATGAATATAATGAGTTGCAATATGATGGTTATTTATTTGACAAGATGTGTAGGGATGATGGTTTATTTTCATATATGGCATTTATTCCAGAAATAAAGATAGCATCAAGAATAGTATTACGATTTAATTATGAGGAATATTCAATATTAAAGTTTAAAATATATTTATTTAAGGATGAAATAAATTTTAAAAAAAAGATAAGATTACAAGTGGTATAGGATAGGATTAGTTATCTCCAAATGTATTTTCTTCAGTAAATTCAACATATAAAAAGTCATCAGATTCTTTTTCAGAATGATAAATAGAGCCAAGAATAGTGGTATTAGGAATAAGTTTATTATTAACAAAAAAGAATAATGCTATTTTATCGTCGATATTAATTTTTTTGCGAATAACAACCATTAATTGAGACATTGTAAGGTCTAAAGGAACCAAATATTTATTTTTATATTGGCTGTTAATATATTTTTTATAATTGGAAGAGGAAGAATTCATTTCAACGATAACAGGAATACGGTCAGGATATGCGTTTTTCATGGCGGATGCTTTTAGTTTGCGTTCATCAAAAGTGGTAGATTTTTTATAAGAAATCATGTATATAATTTATATAAAAATAAATATTTAAATATTTAGACAAATAATAAATAATTTTCTAATAATAATTTATAAAATGATGAAATATTTGTGTTGCGCCATTCTTTTCTTTCTTTTGTCACCTGGTGTGATTTTGACCATTCCTCCTGGCAATCGTGGTTTGTTTTTCAGTGGACAGACTTCGATCGTTGCTGCTGCAGTTCACGCTGTTGTTTTTTGTCTCCTTTGTGCTTATTGCAAGAAGGCTGGTTTGATGTAAAAAATTATAATTTTATGTATTTCATAATAATTATAATTTAGATAGTAGGGAAAGAGGCACTCATAGCAATTCCGCAAATACCTTCATCATTTGTTTTATCAGTGCGAAGTATTTTAACATAACCATCTTCCCCCCAAGTGGAGCCCCAAGAATTTTTAACAATCCAGAATTTAATATTATTTTCAACGCCATAACCAACAATAAGAACACCATGGTCTAAATTTGTGCCGCATTTTTTTTCATTAATGACACCACTTGTGTAGAATTGAAAATAGAGAGTATCAGCTTCAATACCGATAGAAACAGGATTTAGGGTGACAGCTTCTTTAAGAGCGATTTGATTATTGGGAGTAACATCAGAGCAGCCTTTAAAGTGAGCAACAACAGTACAATTATTGCAGGAAGATTCATCAGTATGAGTATAAGGATAAGAATCTTCAGAACACATACCATGTTCAATAGCATATTTAAATGCACTATCCATTTCGCCACCATTGCATCCTTCATTGCCATAAGGGCGAGAGCAATCAACAAGTTGTTGTTCAGATAAGGAGATAAGATTTTGTGTATGAATAGCCCAAACACCTTCCATAGCACCAGTAGCAGAAAAGGACCAACAACTACCACATTGACCTTGGTCTTTAACGGGAGTAACTACATGAGCGGTTCTCCAGTCAAGAGAGTCAGGTGTAGGTTTAGAACTGGAAGTAAAAGTGGTGCATTGAATATCATCACCGAGAAGATTAAAAGTATTTGAATGATTCATTCTTTTAAAAAATCCGCCATGAAAGAATTTATTTTTAAATTCAAATGGAGTAAGGTCAGCGAATTGATTAATGCCCATTTTATAAGTTTTAGTTTCATCATTATTGTGAGAAATAATAGTTTTTAAATTTTCGCGAAAAATATTGAAACGATGTTCATATTCAATTAAATCTTCATATTTTTTGTCAAATTTTTGCTGAAATTCAGTAAAATGTTCAAATTCTTGTGTTTCAGATAAAGTATTTGAAATTATAGGCATAGCGTCATAAAGAGAGAAAGAGAGAGCAATAAGAAGAAGTTTATTCAACATCTATACAATTAGTAAATAAAAAAATTGAAATGAAAATAATGAAAATAATAAAAAATAAGTAGAAAATAGTAAAATGTCAAAGGAATGTAAGTTTGTGAATGAGCCGGTAATAGAGATGACAGACAGTGGAGAAAAAATTCCATTTATAGCGGAGTCAATAAAAAACAATAGACATGCATATGCGGCATCATTGAATATAATATTCAAGCATATAGCTGATTTTCACATAACAATATTGGAAATAGTGGCAGAAAAACATGGATTAAAAGTGGATGAGATATTAGAGGAGGTATATAATGATGTAAGGTATAAAAATATGCCAAGATTATTTAATACGCTAGGATATTTTAATGAAGAAGAGAAGGAAGAAGAGAAGGAAGAAGAGAAGGAAGAAGAGAAGAAGAAAGAAAAGAAGGAAGTTAAGAAGGAAGAAAAGAAAGAGGAGAATAAAGAAGTGAAAAAGAAGAGGGTAAAGAAAAATGAAAAATTAGAAATAAAAGAAGAAGAAGTATTAGAAGAAATAGAGAAATTAGAAATAAAAGAAGAAAAACCAAAAGTGAAAAGAGTAATAAAAAGAAAAGAATAATATAAAATAAAAAATAGATAAATAATAATTTATCTTTTTTTAAAAATTGAAATTGTAAAATAAAAATGGAGTAAGTTATCAAAAAAAATGATAGATAATTTAGAAGCTAATTATTATTATAGTGTAAATGATAGAGAATTTCAACATTTTGTGATAAGTAATAATATAGTTGAAATGACAATAAAGGAGGAAGGAAGATTATATTTATTATGGTTAGATAGAGATTTAGATAAAGAAAGGTTAATAAAATTTATAGAATATCTAAAAGAGAAGAATAACTAAATAAAAATGATTTCATTAAATAAAAAAATGGAATGATTATCAAATATTTTTTCAAATAAAATAGGATTAAAATTTAATTTCCAAATATGATTATTAACAGTAAGATAAAAATCGCCTTTTGTATAATGGGCTTGAATAATATTTTGATTTTTATAGGAGTAAGATGAAATAATATCTTTATAAACATTTTCAAAAATATAAATAGAATAATTAAAAGTAACTTTATCATGAGCTAATTTTTTTTTATTAAAATAGTTAGTTAGGTTATTCATTTTTAATCTAGATAAGGTAGTGTCAGCATTAAAAGAAAAGACAGAAATGCATCGTAAATCATTTGTAATAATATTTTGAATTATAAAAAAGTAGACAAGAGGCATAAAAGTAATTAAAAAAATATAAGTAGTTTTGAAATAATATTTAATCGTAGCATTCGAATTTTTGTAAAGTAATAATTGTATTTGGAATATTGTATATAGCATGTTTGTTTTGTAAATTTTTTTTTATATTTATATCATGCCAATTATTTATTTGAACGACTACTTCATGATAAAAGTTATTAATTAAATAACCATTATGAAGTCTTTTTCTTATACTTATTATGGAAACTAATTCTACATATGGAGATAAATGATGATAAATATATCTTTCTAATTCTCCTTTACTCATATTTATTATACAATCTACTTTTACTACTATAACTTTATCTTTCTGCGTATAACATATATTAAATATCTCACAATAAGAACATACTTGTTTTTCCATTATTATTAAGTAATTAAATTTTACTTAATAATCCATTTCAATTTTCTATATTATATAAACTTTAATATAATTGATTATCGAGTGAACTTTTTTATAATTATAAAGACTCTTAAGTCCTTTTTGTTTAAATAATAAATATTTATGATAATCTATTAAATTATTATGCTGTAGTATTTTTCTACTATTTTTTAAATACTTATATATATCATTTTTTAATTTATTTTTGTATCGATTGTAATGATGATAATATAATAAGATTACTTTATGAAAAACTTTATTATTTCTAAGTTTTAAATTATTTAAAATTTTTAATAATTTATATTTATTTTTTAATTCATTTTTTATTATAGATTTTTTAAAATGTGATAAATGAGAATTAAATAAATGAAATGATTTTATAAATTTTGGATTATTAATTTCAATATAAAGTAAATTTTTTAAATCTTTTGATAATGCCATATAATGTAATTTTAAAAGCATTTTTAATTTTAATAATTGTCTAATATGATTATGATTGTTAATTTGATTAAAATATTTTAATAAATAAAAAATATTATGTTGATTAATTACATGTGATTTTTTTACAATATTTAAATGATTTTGGTATTTATTTAAATCAAAATATTGTTTATATTCATTTGTTTCCCTTGGTGAATATTCATCATCTAATCTTTCTTCTTGTTTTTCTTCTTCTTGTTTTTCTTCTTCTTGTTCTTCTTGTTTTTCCTCTTCTTGTTTTTCCTCTTCTTGTTTTTCCTCTTCTTGTTTTTCCTCTTCTTGTTTTTCTTCTTCTCGTTTTTCTTCATCTTTAATTGGTGAAAGAATTGGAGTAAGGTTAGGTGTTTCCAAAATAGGTGTAGATTTTACCGTATGGTGAGGAGTTTTAATAACTGGTGTAGGTTTTGATATTGGTGTAGGAGTATGATTAGGAATTTCAATAACCGGTGTAGGTGTAGGTTTAGGTTTAGGTTTTGAGATTGGTGTAGAAGTATGATTAGGAATTTCAATAACTGGTGTAGGTTTAGGTGTAGGTTTAGGTTTAGGTTTTGTTATTGGTTTTGGAGTATGTGTAGGAGTTTGAATAACAGGTTTTGGAGTATGAGTAGGAGTGTGAGTTGGTGTTTCAATAGAAGGGTTAGATTTTGATATTGGTGTAATGTGTTTTTCAGGTTGAGTTATTGAAGGAATATTGATTTGAAAAGTTTCAGGAATAAAATGATGTATTTTTGTTTGAATAGGTGTAAAATTAGTAGTGAATGGTTTTTGTATATTAGAAGATGTTGGTAAATTTACATGAGTTATTTCAGGTATTTTTACATGTGATGTTGATATTATTTTTTCTTGATTTGTTTGTTTACTATCAGCATGAGTACTTGCTGGAATTGGAGCATGAATGGTTGCTACATTATGAGCAGAAGTTGTTGCTGGAATTTGAGCACGAGATGTTGCTATGGTCTCAGCATGAGTTGTTGCTACATTATGATCATGAGTCGTTGCTTGAATTGGAGCATGAGATGATGCTATGGACTCAGCAAGAGTTGTTGCTGGAATTTGAGCATGAGTTGTTGCTGGAATTTGAGCATGAGTTGTTGCTGGAATTTGAGCATGAGTTGTTGCTACATTATGAGCAGAAGTTGTTGCTTGAATTGGAGCATGAGTTGTTGCTACATTATGAGCAGAAGTTGTTGCTGGAATTTGAGCACGAGATGTTGCTATGGTCTCAGCATGAGTTGTTGCTGGAATTTGAGCATGAGTTGTTGCTACATTATGAGCAGAAGTTGTTGCTAGATTTTGAGCATGAGATGATGCTATGGTGTCAGCATGAGTTGTTGCTTGAATTTGAGCATGAGTTGTTGCTACATTATGAGCAGAAGTTGTTGCTGGATTTTGAGCATGAGATGTTGCTGGAATTTGAGCATGAGTCGTTGCTGGAATTTGAGCATGAGTTGTTGCTACATTATGAGCAGAAGTTGTTGCTGGATTATGAGCAAAAGTTGTTGCTGGAATTTGAGCACGAGATGTTACTATGGTCTCAGCATGAGTCGTTCCTATATTATGAACTGAAGTTGCTTCTGGAATTGGAGCATGAGATGTTGTTATGGTCTCAGTATGAGTCGTTGTTGGAATTGTAACATGTGTTGTTCCTATATTATGAAATGAAGTTGCTTCTGGAATTGTTACATGTGTAGTTGCTATATTATGAGCAAAAGTCGTCGCCTGAATTGGAGCATGAATGGTTGCTTTCGTCTCAATATGAGTTGTTACCGGAATCGCAACATGAGTACTTTGCGGAATTTCAATATGTGTTGTTATTGGATTCTCAACATGAGATGTAACTATCGTCTCAGTATGTGTACTAACAGGAATTTTAACATGACTCGTTTCCTTATTTATAACAGATGTAGTCATTTCCATTTTCTTATTTGTTTTCCTACAAACTATATTTACATCATTGTAATTATTTTCTGTCCATAACCATTGTGCATCATATGGCACACCCTCTCTAGGCTCATTATCAACTTGCCATGTATTATTATCTTTATTTATTCCATACGATTTGGCTATTTCCCAATTCGTATCATCATAATCACACATAAACCAATTTTTTGGTAATTTCTCATTACTATAATCCTTACATTTCCAATCCAAATCAATCGTTGATTTATCACCAATATTCCCTATAAATGCACCATATCCCTCCTTCTTTTTCGCATTTATTACTACACATTTAGGATTTTCACTCTCTAAATCAGGATAAAAATTATAAGTCTTGTTAAAATCATTACCTTCTCCAATCAATTTTTCATTTATATATAGAGAAAATTCATCATTTACAGCTATATTTATTGGAACATTTACGGATATTACATTATGTACGAACGCCAGAAAAAATACTATAGGCAACATGTTCGTTTATACATATTTATTATATTATTTTTAATCATTTTTTATTTTTAAAAATAAAGAAAAATATAAATTTTAATTTATTTTTATCCTATATAAATGAATGATTCTAATGTCTCTGTCAAACTTGAATACCCTTATTTAAATAAAGAAAAAGCAAAACTTACATGCTCTATCGATAATTCTGATTTTTATTACATTTTTCAAAATGATGAAATTCAAAATCTATCTTCAAAATTTAATTTAAACATAACTTCTATCTTAAATAAATGCTTTAATCATGAAGATAATTATGACCATAAATGCTACTTTTTAGAAAATGAAATTTTACTTGAATTTATTCAATATGACCTTAATGATACCCTTCAATTCTCTATTCACCTTTATCAAGAAAAAGATATTAATGATTCTTTTAAAATTATTGAACTTAAAGATAAAATCGATTTATTTCAAGATGAAATTAATAAAATTAAACTACATTTAAATATACAATGATTGGTTTGTTACTATAAATTTTAATGTCTTCTCTCCTATTAATTTACATTTCTTTAATAAATCTAATTTATTCATCTTCTCACATATCACCATTAACTCATTACTTATATTATTTATTTTTAATATACTTTTTATAAATTCACCTGTAAATATCTCTTTTTTATTCTGCATATCCTCTAATAATTCTCTACTCTCTATTTCATTCTTTATATTACACCACTTTACACATTCATTTATTATATCATAATGAAAATCATTACTTATACCAGTATTTAAATTATATTTACTTTCATTTGATTCATACTCCAATAAACAATTCTCATAATAACTTAAACTATCATTTACATATTCATTCATTGATTTTGGCTTTACTTCCTTATAATCATCCTTCACCGTTATATTTGAAAAACATCCAAATATTGATACTATATCCTCCACTTCTAATTTCTCAAAATAATTTGTATATTCTAATAAATCTACAAATGCCAAACAATGCACCTCTTGGATTTCTAATGCAAAATATCCCTTATCCGTTAGTTTATTATTATCTATATATCCATAATAACCTAACATTTCTATTATTATTGTTATTTGCTCCTTTAAATTATTCTCTATTTCAACTATTTCTTCTCTCTTTCTTTGTATTTCATCTTTTAAAAAATTTATTTTATTATAAAAATCAAAATGTTCTTTACTTATTTTTATATCCTCATTATATTCTTTCATTACTAATTCTAATTGTTTTTCTATTGTTTTTTTATTTTTATTATTCGCAAATTCAAGTGTTTTATTTATTATTCTTATTTTTTCCATCCTATTTTTATTATTTTCATTTTCAAATACTAATTTATAAATATCATTTTCTTTATTTTTATCTAATTCTTCATATTGTTTTTCCATTATTTTTTCTATATTTTTTACATTACTATTTATTGTATTATTTATAAAACTCTTACTTATAAAGTGAAAATATTTTTCAAATTCTATATTATATTGTTTATATAATGATAAAACTAAATTATAATTAATTTTAAATTTTGATTCTAATGTCTGTGAACCACCATTGATTATTTTTTTATATTCCTCATATGATTCAAAATCCACTAAATTGTTACAGTGAAAAATTGTTCCTAATGTATCTATTCCTCTTCTACCAGCTCTTCCTGCCATTTGCGTGTATTCATGAGGAAATAAATAACGCATCGTTTGACCATTATATTTCTGAAAACCAGTAAATATTACACTTCTTGTAGGCAAATTAATTCCTACTGCAAATGTCTCTGTAGCAAATAATAATTTTATAAATCCTTCTTCAAATAATAACTCAATCATCTCTCGAAAAATCGGAATAATACCAGAATGATGTATCGCAATTCCTTTTTGTAATAAATTCACTATTTGCTCAAACTCAGGCAATTGTAAATATTCTTTATAATTTGGTAATTTCATTATTATTTTTTCACATCTACTTCTTACTATTACCGGTAATTTTGATTCAGGTTCAAATAATCTTAATTCCATTTCCTGCGCCCAATATTCTACATTTTTTCTTGAAAATATAAAACATATTCCCGGCAATAAATCTTTATTATATAAATATTTTACCAACTGATTTAATACAAAATGTCTTGGTACTGAAATTAATTTATCATTAATAAATTTTTTAATTTTTTTTATTTTATTGTATTCATTATTATCAAAATTTTGTGAATTATCTTTTATTAATATTGGTTTATTTATTATTTCATTTATTTCATTTTGTTCACTTTCTTTCAGTTTTTTCAAATTTGCTTGTTGAACTGTTATATATGCATAATGTTTTAATGGAACTATACGAAAATTTGTAGGTATCAAATAAACTTCTTTACTTTTATTTTGGATTTTTTCTATCCATTCCGCAAATAATAATGGTTTATCTATCGTAGCAGATAACATCACCATGCTTATATGATTCGGTAACATCATAATTGATTCTTCCCAAATTTTTCCTCTATCTGGATCATTAAAATAATGAATTTCATCAAATATTACACATGCTAATTCATTTTGTATATCCATATTAAATGAAATTTGAGAATTAATAACTTGTTCAGAAGAATTTTGATGTTGAAACAATTTATTTCTTAGAATTTCGGTAGTCATTATAAGAACATCAGCCTCTGGATTAAATTTAATATCTCCTGTTAAAATACCAAATGAAATTGATGGAAATTTTTTCTTACATTCACGAAATTTTTGGTTTGATAAAGCCTTAATTGGTGATGTATATATTACTTTTTTTCCTTTGTTCACAAAATAATGAATTGCAAATTCTGCAGGTAAAGTTTTACCTGAACCTGTATGAGCTGTTATAAGAACATGTTGTTGATGAATAATACCTTCTAACGCATATTTTTGAAAATTACTTAATTCAAAAGGAAATAAATTAGTATATTCAGATATTAAATCATTATTTGTATAAAAAGAAGAATCACACTGTATAACCATTATAATAAATAAAATAAATATATTTAAGTAACTTTCATTTATTTACAAGCAGGTTTAAAATTGTAAATAAAAAAATGAATAAATAACATGAATAATCAATTTCTTTTAGTTCCTTTAATAAATAGAAAAAAAAATAAAATTCAAATAGTAAGAAAAAATATTATTGGACGAAAATCATATTATATTAGTAAAAATAATAATAAAACTGAAACAGAAATAGAAACAAAAGTAGAAACAGAAAATATTATTATAAATGAAGAAATAGAAAAAATAAATGAAATATTTACAATTCATAAAGATAATTTACTTTATTTAGCAAGTAATTCAATATTATATTCAAAAGTGAATTTATATTCAGAATATATTTATGAAAGAGCAATCGTATTTTTTAGTATTTTAGATTATTTTCAATTGAATTATTATGTATTTGCTGGTGCAGCAATAGGATTAGTAAGAAATGGAAAAAAAATACCATGGGATTATGATTATGATATAATTATATTTAAAGAAGAAATATCAAAATTTGAAAAAAACATATTACCAATATTAATAAAAAATAATTTTTATGCAAAAAAACCGGATGGAAGAAATCCAATAGTAATAAAAGAAAATAGTAATTCAATTTATTCATATAGTGAATGGAATCGTTGGAATGATTTAAAATATTTGAAAGGAAATATATTTTTAAAGAATGGAATTTATAATGCAGGATTTCAAATATATTCACAAGTAAATCAAGAAAATGTTATAAATACAAATGGTCATTTTCAATGTGATATATTTTATAGTTATATTGATGAAAATAATATAATAAAAAATATAGGAAAATGGGGTTTATATCATTTAAAAAATGTACCATATGAATTGGTTAGTCCATCAAAAAGAATCGAATTTGAAAATATATCATTACCATTTTTTCAAAATGTAGAGGAAGACATAAAAATAGAATATGGAGATGTCATAAATAAAACAATTATAGCATTAGACCATGATAACACTGTTGTCTTGAAAGGACAAACAAAAGAAAATAAAAATATTCACATCAATGAAAATTATCATAATATCTTTAAGTACTTTCAAAATATTAAATATCATAGCATCCAAAACACGAAACAAATAATTCAATTTGATAATCATTCTTACCTTCAATCATGCGACTCTTTTCAATTAATAAATGCCTTGTATAACTCCTACGAAAAAAATATTATTCTTCAACAATTACCTAATTCCTCTTCTCTATCTAAAAGAATCATTAATTCTTTTCTTATTTTAAAATTTATTTCTAATAATAATATTAAAAATATTATTTTAAAATATCATTTGCACTTTAAAAATGAAGATTTTGAATTACTATTTCATCTTCAAAATATTTTATTTTATTTTCCATCCATTCAAATTGATCTCTATATTCAAGATAAATTAGAAACAATTTATAACGACTCTTTTAACTTTATTCATAATGTCTTTTGTCTTCAAATTGATTTATTTAAATTTTATGCTGATAATAATGATTTTTTTTATTCTAATAAACCTAATTTCATGTATATTAAATTCGGAAATAAAAATAGTATTAATAGAATTGATAAAGTTATTGTTAATAAATATAATAATGCTATCACTTTCGGCACATTTGACCTTTTTCATATTGGACATCAAAATATTTTAAATAAAACTAAAAATATTTGTAATCACCTCATAGTTGGCATTAGCTCTGATGAATTAAATCTTAAAAAAGGGAAAACCAGTATTCAATCTTTTGATATTAGACAAAAGAAAATGCAAGAAATCCATTTTATTCATGAAACCTTTATGGAAGAAAGCTTAAATAAAAAAAATGATTATATTTTACAATTTGATGCTGATGTACTTACTATGGGTCATGATTGGCTGGGAAAATTTGATTGGGTATCATGTGATGTTATTTATTTTGAAAGAACACCAAATATATCTACAACATTACTTAAAAATAATTTAATTAATACTTAAAAATCTATTTAAAATTAATATCAAAATTTATTAGTAACAATGGTTAAAATTGCATTTCATGATAATTGTTTAAGTGAACGCGGCACTGCTGTCGCTTTATTTGATTATGCTTACTTTAATCGTGAATTATTACATAATGAATCCATTATTATTTACCCAAAATATCATCCTAATAATAATGAAGGTGTTATTGAAAGAGTTAAAAAAGAATTCACTTCATTTACTTACGAAAATTGGAGTGATATTGATGAAATTTTAAAAAATGAAAAATGTGACTTTTTATATTTAATTAAAGGCGGAGAATGGGATTCTAAAATTTCATCTGTCTGTAAAAATCTTGTTCATTGTGTATTTAATACCAAATTCCCTCATGGAAATGTTTATGCTCGAATCTCTCCTTGGGTCGGTGAAAATATTTACCCGGTTGTTGGTCATATGGTTCATCTTCCTGATATACAATCAAATATGAGAGAACAATTACATATACCAAATGATGCGATTGTTTTTGGTCGACATGGAGGATTTGAACAATTTGATATTGATTTTGTTCAAAATATTGTTGATAATTTAACAGATGAAAATAAAAATATTTATTTTGTTTTTTTAAATACAAAACAATTTGGAAAAGTTAAAAAAAATATTATTTTTCTTGATAAAATTATTGATTTACATGAAAAAACTAAATTTATTAATACTTGTGATGCCATGATTCATGCAAGAAAAGATGGAGAAACATTTGGCTGCTCTATTGCTGAATTTTCTATTCGAAATAAACCTATTATAACTGCAAATAGTGGAGATAAAGCTCATTTACAAATTTTAAAAGATAAAGCATTTATTTACAATAATCCATTAGAATTAAATAAAATATTTGATTATTTTATTCATAATATTCATGATATTAAAAAACAAAATTGGAATTGTTATGATGATTATAGTCCTGTAAAAATTATGAATCAATTTCATGATGTATTTATTAAACCTTTCATTTCTAGAGTTAAAATACATAAATTATATTAAAAATTAGTTAAAGTAATTTAAATTAAATAATATAAAAATAATAATGAATTCTATATTATTTATTACTGCATTTAAAGATATTAATAGACAAAATTGGGCAAACGCTGGAAGAAGTAATGAAACTTATTATAAGGAATTTTATAATCTTGCTTCTTCTATTCAATATAATGTAATTGTATTTATTTCTAACAATAATTTATTTGAATTAAAAAATAAATATAATTTTAAAGATAATATAACTTTTTATGATATTGATGAATATTACACTTTTTTTCAAAAATATGTAATATCACAAAAAAAAATTATAGAATCAGAAATATATAAAAGCTTAATTCCTCTTGGAAGAATGAATAATCCTGAACATTGGAATGCTGAATATAATTTAATTAATCATAGTAAAATTAATTATGTAAGTCATGCAAAAAAATTATTTCCTACTTACAAATATTATTCATGGATTGATTTTGGTTATATTAAAGAAAATTGTATAGGTCCTCAAAATATTGATTTACAATTACTTCCTAAAAATAAAATTATATTTCAATGCATTAATGATATTCCTTCTAATCGTATTCATCCAAAAGATATGTTATCGAGTGATACAATTTATTTTTCAGGAGGAGCTTTTATTATTCCAAATCAACTGATTGAAAATTTTGAGAATTGTTATGAAATAAAACTAATTGAACTTGAAAATAATGGTATTGTTGATGATGATCAAGCCATTTTATTACAAATGTATTTTGATAATCCAAAATTATTTGTAATTATGCCGAATCCCAAATGGTTTGAATTTCATAATATGCTTGAAACAAGATAAAGATAATTATTGTTATTTAAATAAAAAAAAATAATAATTATAATTAAACAATAAAAACAATATTAAAAATGGATATAGATGAAGTGAATGAAGAGGAATTAATGAGAGAAGTAAAAACACAAGAAGAATCAAGTGATTTAATAAATAAAAAATATAAAATTATAAAAAAAATAGGGAATGGAAGTTTTGGTAATATTTATAAAGGAATGAATATTTTAACAACACAATATGTGGCTATTAAAATGGAAAATAAAGAAAATGATTTTGATACTTTAAAAAATGAAACAAAAATGTTAATGCATTTATCGGAATATCATTTTATACCAAAAGTTAAATATTTTGGTATTGAAAATAATAAAAATATTTTAGTTATGGATTTATTATCGATAAATTTATATCAACTACTATTATTAAATAATAATGATGCTGATAGTAATTATGAAAAAATAATAAAATATGGTATACAAATGATAGAAATAATAAAATGTGTTCATAGTAAAGGGATTTTACATCGAGATATTAAACCAGAAAATTTTATGATATCAAAAAATAATGAAGAAAATTTATATTTAATTGATTTTGGATTATCAAGATTTTATTTAAAAAATAATAAACATATTGAAAATAATCATAAACAAAATATGGTTGGTACTGTTCGATATGCGAGTACATTTATTCATGAAGAAAATACTTATTCTAGAAGAGACGATATAATATCAATAATATATGTAATAATATATTTATTAAAAGGAAAATTACCTTGGCAAGGGATAACATCAAAAATAAAAAATATAGAAAATAAAAATGAAATGATATATAAAATAAAAAAAAATACAAATTATGCAAAATTATGTGAAGGATTAAAAAATTATTTACAATTTGAAATATTATTAAGTAGAATATTAAATTTAAGTTATTATCAAATACCTGATTATGATTTTATTATTAAAACTTTAAAATCATTAATTAACTAATTATATAGATTTTTATAAAAGTTACTTAAAGATTTCCTTGTATTATTACTTATAAAATAGTTACAATGAGTGGTACTGAGCGTTTAATTGGGCGAGTAAAGTGGTTTAACAATAAGACTGGTTTTGGATTTATTACAGTCGTCGGAGGAAAGAATGAAAATGCAAAGGATGCAACTGATGTTTTTGTGCATCACTCCGCCATTTCTGTCGCTCAAGAGCAATATAGATATTTGGTTCAGGGAGAGTATGTTGAGTTTACTCTAGGACCGCTTGCGAATCCTACTGAAGGAGGCCATCAATTCCAAGCTACTGAAGTTACTGGTGTTAAGGGTGGTAAGTTAATTTGTGAAACTCGTTATGATACTAGAAAGACTCGTCCAGTGAATGAGAGAGAATCTCAGCAGCAATCTAGTGTTCATCCTGCTAGTTCTTCTAGAGTTCGTGGTACAACGCGTGTTACTAGAGGTGCACCTCGTGTAAATTCTGCCAGAGGTGGTTCTAGAAGTGGAGGTTATACTGAGGAGTGGATGTTGGTTCGTACTCGTCGTCCTACGCAAGAGCCAAACATGCCAAGTATGGATGACAATGGTGTTGTGAGAGGTGTTACTAGACAAAGAGGTCGTGGAACTTCAAGAGTTTCTGGTCCTCGTCAGTCTCATGTGCCAAAGAATTAAATAAAAATTATCATATGATTATATAAAAAACATATGATAAAAGACTAATAATCGACTTCATTCCAATTAGGAATAGAAAATAAATCACCATGCCATATTTTTTCAGGATAAATTTTTGGATAATAAATATTTGAATAAAATGCAAGATAACCAATTGTTGCTGAAAATGTCCCATGTGAAAGTATTATATTTTTTATTGTACTTCCTAATTTTATGGTATCGATTGGACCCAAATAATTTATGATAGAAACATTATATCTACTTGATAGATAGTAAAATAACTCTGTAAATATTGGATGCCCATATGAATCTGTCGCCAAAATTATATTATTAAAATGTATTAAAGATAACGCCTTTATATAATATTGGAAACCAGGATTTAAATGCTGAATATCTCCTAATCGTACATGTACAAAACAATCATTATTATTATTATAATTCATATGAAATGTATTCGCTTTCATTATATTCTCTTTTATTTCTGCTTTTCTAAAATAATTATATAAATAATTTGTTACATATTTCGTTTGATAAGAACAATGATTCGTTATTAAATTATAATTTATTTCCTCCATTTCCCCATTCATCACTCTTTCAAAATCTACTGCACCAAATTTTTCTTCTTTTTCAAAACATTTTTCTCCACTAAATAATTCCAATCCTAATGAACTTATTTCATTATTACTACAATAATTCACCTTTAAATTATATTTCTTTGCTATTATACTCACACAAATATTTCTTATTAATTGATTACATAATCTTCCTTCTCTTAATGTTGTTGTCATATTTTATTATTTATTTTTATTTTTAAATTATTAATCCTTTGATATCATAAATTTATATGAATATAATATTATCATTATTAATAAATATACTATAAATATTAAATATAATATCTTATTTGATATTCTATGAATTACATACTTCGTTGAAAAATATATTGATATACTTAATGATAACATTAATAATAAAGCTGCCTCTATTACTATATCATTTGCTTTATAAAATAACCATATCGACGGTGAACCTGTTATACTCAATGTTGATGCCATATAGGTTCCTATTGCTTCTTTTTGATTCTTTGCTATATCAAATAGTAATAATAGTGGTACCATTAATATACCTGAACCTCCCACAATTGGACCTATTATTCCCGATATTATTCCTATTAATATAACTATTATTTTTTTTTGATTTGTTAATGACATTATATATTATATATAAATAATGTAATTATTTTTCATAATATTACTATTTTTTTTGTTTTCTTGTTAACCTCTTATTTCTCTTTTCTAATGCATAATTTTTACCTGGCTTATTCTCTAATTTTGCTCCTTTCTTACAAGTAAAACGATAATGCTTTAAACTTTTCCTTACAAATATACTATCATTACATATTCCTATTGCTTTAGCTTCTTCTTTATCACTATTGTTCTTCTGAACCTTTTTAATACATTTACATAATTTATTTGCTAATATGTCCTCCGCTATTCTTTTTATATTTTTTAATGACTTATTTTTAGGTGTTTCTATTTGATAATAATCTAAAATTTTTACATAATCCGCTTTCTTTAATAATCCCATATTCCTATTTAAACAATATAATTTAATTTAGATTTTATTTATTTTTTATTAAAAAATATACTATTATTTTATATTATTTTTGATGCCTAAATCAAATAAAAAAAAAGTTGTCGTATTTGATTTAGATGAAACTCTCGGCTCTTTCGGCGAGTTTGGTCTATTTTGTAACTTATTAGATTCCTATTTTCATAATGAAAAATATTCTTACTCCGTTTTTAATTCTCTTCTTGACCTTTATCCTGAATTTATTCGACCCACCATTATTAGTGTTTTAAAATACTTAATTCTAAAGAAAAAAGAAGGCAAATGCCAGGCGGTCATGATTTATACCAATAATAATGGAGAACGCGCTTGGGCAGAACATATTAAATCCTATTTTGAATATAAATGCGATTCACCCATTTTTGAACAAATCATCGCCGCTTTTAAAATTAATGGCGAAATTATTGAAGTCAATCGAACTACCTATGATAAAACTGTTGATGATTTCTTTCGATGCACTAAACTCCCTAGAGATACTCAAATCTGCTTTATTGATGACCTTTTTCATCCTAAAATGGGTGATGATAATGTGTATTATATTCATGTGAAACCTTACAAATATATTTTATCAAGTAATACACTTGTTGAAAGATTTTTATCTAGCTCTCTTTCCAAAGATATTCATAATAATGTTGATTTTATAGATTTTATGAAAAATAATTTACATATACATTCTACAACGAAATCAGTTCAAGAACAAGAAATTGATACCATCGTCAGCAAAAAAATGCTTGAACATATTATGGAATTTTTTAATAATAAAATTCAACCTGAAGAAATTAAAATAAAAAATAAAAAATAAAAAATAAAAAATAAAAAATAAAAAATAAAAAATAAAAAATAAAAAATAAAAAATAAAAAATAAAAAATAAAAAATAAAAAATAAAAAATAAAAAATAAAAAA